CTCCTCCTCCTCGTCCACGGGCACAGGGCGTCGTGGAGGAGGTGGGCGTGGCGGAGGAGCCTCCTCTTCTTCGGCAGCAGGGGCGGCAGCAGGGGCGGCAGCGGGGGCCGGAGGAGGGCCCGGAGGCGCCTCTTCTTCGGCCATGGGAGCGGGGGGAGGGCCAGCAGGAGCCGGCGGTGGACCCGGGGGAGCCTCAGCCCCTTCGGGAGCCTCTTCGTCCATTGGCGGCCTGGGACGTCGTGGCGGAGGCGGAGTTCCCTCTTCCTCCTCTTCCCCCTCTGGAGTCCGATGGGCTTTTTGCTGGGCCATGTGAGTCTCCTCGTCTGCACCCTTCTCTTCTGCGTATTCTTCATCCTCTGCCTTTTCTAAGGCATCGGGAAGGGCACCACATTTGCCACAGACTGCAGCAGCACTCTTATAGCCACAGTCGGAATTACTATAATCCTTGGCACACTGAAGGAGTTCGCTCTTGTCGTCGACTTGGACGACACCTGTCTCGTCATGCTCCATATTTCCGGACTCCTTGTAGGCCATGGTGTCAATGATACAACCATGAGGGTTGTTGCATTCACCACACGGCATAATAGCCTTTAGGCCCGTTGCTGAGCAGTAGTACTTAGATTGTGTTCGTCGCGGTCCTCTCTGAGTATTGTATCCCACGGGGGTACTCGGCTGGCCAATAGTCATCGATCCATCAGCGCCATTCCAACTGCCAACCACATTTCCAAGAATTGCTCCATTGCGGCAATCCGAATAGGTGACATTTCTACAGCGGTATCATTATCCACTCCCGGCGTTATCCCACCGGATCGCTCTATGCTTCCCAGGTAGCGTGTAAGAGCGTTCTTCCGGTCAGCAGTTGACCCGCTACCCCTTGTTGAACCGTGCTGACGCTCAAGCACAACAGCCAGGGCTTCAATAAGACCGTCGACTTCGCTGTCATCGACATCAACGATTCCGGAATCAGTTTGGTTTGGATGACGCACTCCGTATCTGAAGGAACGCTTACTGTCTGATTCGAAACTTTTTTTCAACTTCTTCAGGGCGTCAGCCGTATCGGAGTCTTTATTCTTTTCCGCATCGGCAATTTCTTTGTCAAGAGAATTGTAAATTATTCTAAATAGACTTGACTTTCCTTTGACTTCCGAACGACCCTTGACTTCGTCCCTCTTGCTGGTGCGCACCCCTTCGGGCTTGTTCATCGGTATTGTCGGCCTCTCCCGTTCGGGTAGTGGCTTTTTCTTTTTTCTCTCCGGATCAAAGAGGTCCAACAGTCCTTCGGTTACCCCTTCCAGACCTTGCTTGAGTGGGTCATAGGCGGCTCCCCGTTCCGAACGAGGTAGAAGCGGACGTTCTGACCGCAAACCGTCCTGCTTCTTCGGCCTCGCCTGCTGCGCCATATAGGTTGCCAGCAGGTCTTGGGTATGTTCATCCCACTCTTGTGTGGACTCTTTAACGAACTTTTGGATATTGGCGCGTCCGTCGTCTCGTTCCTTTTGCCTATTCAGGCCAAGCCCCCGGACGACTTCATCGGGTCGCTCACGCTCAGCAGTGAATGCATCACGCAGGTCGGCCTTTTCTCGTCGGCCCTTGCGTGACCTGACTCCCTTACGGATGTCCTCGCGGCGCGCCTGTCCCGAACTTCCCTGACGGGCGGCGATGAAGATTTTCAGATTCTCTAGTTCGCGGGTTGGGGGAAGGGTTGGGACTCCAGCGGCAGAGTGCGAGGGCCGCATCGTTTTCGGGATTTGAACCCCGTCCTTATCTATGGGCCCCTGTTCTCCATCACGAACAATTCTTGTTGGAACAGCCCGTAGGCCCATTGCCCTGGCTATCTGATAGCGCTCGGAGGAGTCCCATCCGTTGGCGTCCAACGTGGCGTCAGGTCCTTCTTCTAGGCGGTACTCGCCGGTTTCTGAATTGAGGCGTAAAACAATGGGAGTTTCGATACCACGTTTCGCCAGCCTGTCATCGTCCGCTTGATCGCCAGGATTGCCGACACCTGCGGGGACCACTTCGTCGATAAAACTGGTGGGAACCATGTCGGTTTGATCAAACCAGTCACGGTTGGTGAGGGCCGGGTGAGGATAGTTGGGATCGGTTGCGTCCTGGATCCCGTGGGTTTCAATGATCTGCTGTCGTCCGTTCGCAATGAACTCCTTAAGTTTGCCGACGGACATGGCGTTGATGTCTGGCTTGTCGGGAAGCCTCTGGTCTTCGCCGATGCCGATAGGTACGTCACTTTCTGTGGGCGGCCGGCGTTCTCCAACGATTGCTCCTGCCGCATCTGCTGCGATCCGATCCGCCCGAGTCAGTATTGGGAGGTCCTCTTCACCCTCTTCGTCCCAATTGCGACCGCTCGTGATGGAACGCATGCCCTGCCGCTCGTTCCTCATGCGAGAAGAAAGACCTTCTTGCGTAGCGCCCTCGCGTTCGGGCCTCCCCTGCGCGGTTCTACGATTCTGCCCTGCCATCATGCGAGCCTTAATGCGCTGCTCGGGAGTCATCCTGCGCGTCATGCGCTCCTCCAGGCGCTCCTCAACGGTCGGTCGGGCAACCCGCTCAAAGAACTCGATGGGCAAACTCGCAGAGGTCTTCCCATCCCGCTGTTGCTGGAATGAGAAGAGATCTCGAATCGCTCGTTCACGCTGGGAGCGTCGTGCCACTCGCTGCTCTGGAGTCAACCTGCTAATTGCGATATCAGAGAGGGGTTGTGGTAGCGGGGTGATCTTGCCCGATTCCACCTGCAGTTTGTATGCCGCTCCGTCTGCATATTTCTGCTGGCGCCACTGCTGCATGATGTCGCGGTTCTTTTTGCCACCCTTGTACAGGCCGGTTGCGCGTCCCAGCCGGAGAAGCAATGACTGCTGTTGTACTTGCAGGTCCCGGTAGTCCTCAGTTGAGCCGTCAATGTCTCCACGCTCCATGTCTCTGACGGCGCTTCTGGTTGTGTTCAGTTCATCTGACAGGCGAACAACTCGATCTATCTTGCTGGACCGGGCACCGACGGCTGTTGCCCCACCCGTCTCCACCTCATCTGCGCCCTCTTCCAGTCCCCCCATGCGTAGCCGGATGTCGCTGCTACCGGTCCTGTCAATGTCAGGGTCAGTCTCGTATTGGTCCAGCCGCTCTCCCACATAAGCATTAAATGATGTTGCTGCGGCGACGCTCCTGGATTCAGCCTTGGAAAGGTCTCCCCCGGTGCGTGCTCCTTCGAGATAATCCTCAAGTCGGTCATGGGCGTCTTCAAGTGTGGCAAGCGTGAAATCGTCCTCGTTTTGGTTGAGGATGTCTACTAGCGAATCCCAGAACTCCTGGTGTTCAGAGCCGACCTCGCCTTCAAGGACTCCGTCGGCTGCCGTATCCCGATGCTTGTTGACCCGCTTGGTCATGACCGCGTGTTGCTTCCCCCGGTATGCCCTGGTTGCATCGGCCCGCTCCTGGGGGGTCATCTTCTTCAATCTTTCCGACTGTTCTGCGACCGTCTTCTTTTTTGCAATGGTCGGAGGGGCCGGCTCTCCCGCATCGCGTGCTTTCCTGGCTGCCTCGAATCGCAATTTCCGTCGGTCTGCGAGTTCTTCTAATCTGTACTCGGGATCGGTTCTCATGAATCCCCTGTGAACGGCTTCGTCAGCCTCCTTCAGTAGGCGTTGATGGTCGCCTTCGGATAGTCCACTTCTTGTTGGATGCAGATTCGTCTGCAGTTCCGCTTGTTGTTCCTCTGGCGAGTACAGGTCCCAATCTTTGGGTTTGATTTCATCCCACGCCTTGCCTGTGAACCGTTTATCGTTATGACGCAGGTCACCGGATCCCACAGTTCCGCTGCGAAGACCGCCCTTCCGTGTTTCGCCGTATGGTCGCATGCCTTTTCCGGCGGCGCTGTGGTTGGCGTAATAGTTGTGGAGGCGGATCCAGTCTTTGGGTGAAAGGTTGCCTTCGTTGCGGTCAAAACGCCGGACGATCTCCTGAACGTTATGGAACCCGCCCTGCTGACGGCCCCAATACATCAGGTCACCTTGGAGCCTTGGAGAAATGTCGCTAGGGGCACCACTGTTCAATCGTCGACCAGAGCGCACGCCGCCCTTGGCAATTTGCGGAGAGGCCCACTTGCCCTTTTCGGAAAGGGCTGCGAATTCGAGAAAATCCCTGAGTTGCATGTGTACGCCCGCGCTATCCATGGCACGCATGGCGGTAAATGCATCCATGATTTCTTTGTATTCAGCGGTGTTGATACGGAATGCTCCAGCCTTGGCGTCCTCGACTTTCTTGTCGAGTATCTTCATGGCCGACTTGACGCGATCGTTGTCGCTAAACCAGTTCGAACTTGCCAGGTGACGGATGGTTTGCCTGATGCCAACCAGTTCATCCTCGGAGAGTTTGATTTCCATGATCCCACTGGGATGCGGATTGATGCGATCGCGGTCACCGGTGGTCACCCTGTAGCGTGCCTCGTGCAGTCGGTTGGCTGCGGCTGACTCGTCAATGCTTATGAGGGTGATCGCAAGAAGGTCGAGGCTCTGGAGCATACGAAGCCGATCTGTATAATCGCTCCCCTTCTTTTTGCCCGTCATAATGTCGTGGGCAGTCTCGTAAGCCTCTTTTGCCCAAGGCATCAGTACTTTGCCATCGAGCAAACGCTTCTTGTCGCTCTCAATGCGGTCGGCCATTGAGGGGGGATCTCCGTCGTATGTTCCGTTGGGCTTTTTGGTGTACGTCGCGGTCTTCTTTATCTTGTTGATCGCGGTGCCGACCTGCTCAACATTTTTGATGTCATCCACCATCTCCGGGCTGACACCCCCATAGACATAGGCGTGTGCTATCGACCCCTCCCCGGTGGTTTGGCTGGCTTGCCTGAACCAGACTTGCAGTTCTTGATTGGCGGCGTCATAAAACACGCGTTTGATGGCGGCACTTTCATGGGAGTCGCCGTCCCCGGGGTAGACCTCATGGTCGTGGCCCAGCCCGGCGCCCGCTCTAACGATTTTTGGTGCTGTCGTTTGACGTTCGTTATTTCGACCAGCGCCCGCCTTGCGTTTATCCCTACGAGACTCCCTTTTTCGGGAGCCCATTCCGGCACGACGAGTTTCTCTAGCATCTCGTATCAATTGCTTGGCAGTGTCCAAACCGTGGCCATGCTCGCGGAAGTTGCCGACCTCACCCTCGAGCCGTTCCCATTCCTTATAGCCCTCGAAGATGTCGTCCATTGAGTCCTTGGCGGAACCGAATATGCCGTCCCCGTGGTCCGGGTATTCAGGATTTCCAGTCATCTCGTGGATCGTGGCGTCGTCCCAGCCCTGATCGCGCAGGTGTTGCAGATAACCGTCTCTATCGTTTTCAAGGAGATACTTTTCAATATCACCTTCACCGTGTTTAATCCATCGCGCGAGGCGGTCCCTGTCTTCGGTGAGTGTTTTGGACACCTCGCGTTGTTCCGCGAAGATTTCGTTTAATTCTTCATTCTCCTGCTCAAAGAACTCAACAAGGTCGTTGACCTCGTGCTCGATGGCCACGCGTTCTTCCCACTTGTCGCCCCATGCTTCGAGTTCGTCGCTGTAACCCTTGGGACCTGCGTCCGGGGGGTTGTCAATATCGAAATCAGGATTGGCATCCTCCCAATCTTGTTCGCGTCCAAGCGCGTCCGACAGGGAGGCGAGGTTTTCTTCGAGGGAGTTGGAGGCGAGTTCTCTACGTTTGTCGCTTTCCATCTCGCGCCTAGAGGAGCGGAGTCCGACCTTCTTCTCTAGTTCGGCAGCAAAAGAGCCATCGTCCGGCGGGAGGAGTTCCGCCGCCTTGGGCGCTACCAGTTCTCCCGGTACGAGGTCTCTAAGGCTTTCGACTTCCTCATCTTTGTCGGGAACATCTTCTCGATGCTCGCCCCATACGCTCGTGTTGGGTTTACGCTCAGGTTTACCCGATTGACCTTTAGGGATCTCCCCTTCTCGGAGTACCGTGTCATCGAGTAGGGCGCGGATTGAAGCGGCTTTGTCATCGGCGTCTGCCTCTTCCGGCGTCAAGTCTGCTTGCCGGGACCAAGCGTTGAGGAGAAAGAGGAGGCTCAGGTCTCCATCCGTACCAATCTCGTATTCCCGTTCCATTTCGTCCCAGGGAATGGGATCTCTCTTCATCACGGGCATGGGCGGAACAGTTGGCGACAAGCCGACCTGCCTGAGAGCGCGGGTGGGGGTTCCCTCGGGGACATTGGGACTGGCTCCGTTGATGGTGAGGGGGCCCAGTAGGGCGTCAATGGTTTCATCGTCGAAGCCCCTGTCCCTCATGAGCAGCGCCCCTTTGAACCACGACAAAGTACGTTGATCCAGTTTGGGCATGATGGGTTCGGGGTCAACGCCGGGGGCCAAGTCGGCGGGGTCTGTGATGAGATTTCCATCTTCGTCTCGATACAGGGGGTTGACGACTGCCGGATTTCCGATGATTCCGCCAATGCCGGATTCGGTGGATGGCGATGCGTCATGCCACTTTGCTTCTTCTTTCAGATACTTGGTCGCTGCCGCATCATCCCGGCCCCCTTCTTTAATCCTTGTAATGGCACGTCCGAAGCGAACGTGAAATTCGTCCTCGTCCATATCGAATTCTTTAAGGATCTCGGAGCGTTTCTTGGGTTCGCCCGATATGCCAAACGATGCATCGAAAATCTGATCGTCCAACTCGGAATTGTCCGGGTATTCCCCCTTGTCTTTGCCGGCCAGGTAGTACCTGTTGCGTAGTCCGCCCCTGTAGACGTCATTGACTGCCCGCTCACCACGTCCCCTATAGGGACGTATCCGATTAGGTGTGAAGATAGATGGAATCGGGTGTCCGTCTTCGACGAGGTCGTCACCGTTTCTCCCATCAAAGATCCCTTCCCCAGGCTTCGGCCACCCAGGAGGTGCGGCGGGGTTCTTCGGTCCCCAGGACGCAGGTCGGACACTTTCCGGCAGGTCGTCGCCGTACATCGGAGCGCGTCTACCGAGGCCGTCACCGCGCTTGCGGTGGTCATCTGGATAGTCAGTCGGCTTGACGCGCGTCTTGGGCATCCCGGGAAGGTTCGTATTAATTCCAGGGACAGCGGGTCGTTCGAATGGGGTGCCCTCTTGGACTATCCCGTCACCGTCACCGTCCCAGGCCTTTGGGTCAAATACTGATACGGCGCGCGCTGCGCGCCGCACTTTTCCCAGGCCACCACCGCCCCCACGGCCCGGCCCGATTCTTCGGCCGAGGCCTTTAGTGGCCGTTTCCACGGCGGTGATGAATTCAGGAGTTGCACCCGAGTGGATAAAGATTCCCTCGTTAACCACCTCTGCAACTGCGCCGTGGTAGTCGATGATGGGATCCAGAAGCGATTTCGTGGCGAATGCGCTTTCGAGCGGAATCTCGATAAGTAGGTCATCGGGCTCTAGTGACTTCTGGTCGTCGGTCAACTTCTGAACGATGCGCATGACTCGTGGCATCATGTCATTCTCGTTGCTGTACCTGCTGCTGGGGTTGACCTGCGGTTTTACCCGCATTATGGGTGGCTCGTTCGTGGGTGCATACACCATCTGTGGCATAACGCGCTCGGGACGTCCAAGCATGAATCCACATTCTGGGTTGTAGTGGTAATGAACTCGGAAGATGGCCGACCCGTTATCTGAACGTTCCACATGGAAAACGGCTATCCCATTCTCAGCGGTGATGAGTTTGATCGGCTGAGGCGAGCGTGACATCAACTCGAGTTCCAACTTCCGATTCATTTGATCGGACGAAGTATCTCGGGGAGTCTCAACGGGCATCATTGCGAGCAACCCGTCCTTCTCGTCGAAGTCGTCAAACCTGAAGTCGAGACCTCCAACGGCAGCAACATGCGTTTCTTCATGCTCCATGACCGCTTGCCCTGCGCCCTTGACCGAAATTGTTCCGGTCAGTTGGTTCGCGCCGTGGAGAACGGGGGAGCATTCATAAAGTTCCACTTCCCTTAGCAGGTTCGCCTGTCGTACCGGGTCCTGTGTTGCGTTGATCGTCTTGTAACCGATCGACCATTCCTGCTCTTCCCCGAAGAAAGCGACACTGGCGAATGCTTCTCGACCCTTTTCGGAGCCCAGATTGAATTGGACTCGGGCGTAGAGTCCTCCAACGCCGCCCTCTTTCATCTTCGCCGGCAGGCGGTTGTCGCTAGGACCGACTTCGTAGATTTCTAGAATCTTGCCGATGGGGTCGTTCCAGTTGTGGCCCCAAACAACGCGTGGCTTGCGGCGCTGAAGGCTGCCTGCAAATGCTCCTGGCTGAATGATGTCACCGACGGAGTCCTTGTTGCCTATACCAGCAACAAAGCATTCAACGATCCCTTGCGCCTCATCGACGCTGACCTGCCCATTGGTGGCTTTGGTCAGGATGTTATCCATAACGGTAGCGGGCATGAAAAACTCCTCTACGTCCTTACGCCATAATAGGTCACAAAGGTGGCGGGGAAGTGTAAAGGGATGAGGAAAATATCATAGTTTCAGTAAATGGAACCCCCGTTTACTGAAACTGTCTAGTGGCTAGGCAGATTCCAGGCTCGACGTGCTTCGTCGGTAGCAAACTGGGATCTAGTTTTGGCCAGAAGGTGAGTGAAGTGACCGATCAGGGCACTCCTGAGCGTCGTGGCGCGCCTCTCTGGGTCTTTGACCTTGAGAGATTGCAGGATTTGGTCGACAATTGTCTCTCGACTGGAGGTATTGATTGATTTGATGCGGTCCATTTGGGAATTGACATGGGAAGCGACGTCGTCAGGTGACAAACTTTTGTAGTTTTCTGACTTGGCTGAGTAAGTTTCTGTGGCGTCTTTGACGATGGCGTTGAGAACCGGGCGGATGTCTTCATCCACCTGCTTGTCCCATACGTCCTGTGACATGATCATGTCCACATCGAGGGTGCCATCGGTGAGGGCTTTCTTGGCCTTGGCGCCACTGGCTTTTTCAAGCACTACGCGCTGTTGCCGTTCGAACAGACGTTCGAGTCCTCGGTCGAGGATCTCAGTCCAACGTTCCAGTTCGGAGGTTTGTCCCATGGTCTTATAGGACATGGCCTCTGGCTCGCCCGACATCTGTCCCGGTGCCGCCTGACCCGGCTGTGCCGCGAGTGCGCCCTGCATGGTATTGGGGTCAAGCGGCTGTTCTGGGCCCGGCGGCATTCCCGGCATCGCCGGTGCGCCTGGGGCTCCCGGCTGTGGTGCGCCCGGCATACCCGGTGGGGGCATGCCGGGAGGTGCGCCGCCAGGTCCACCCATTTGAGCGTTGGGCGTTTCCATTTCCTTGTGAGTATTGCCGATTGGAGTCAGGTTCGGGTTCTGGAGAAGAGAATCGCCCAACTCCGAATGGACTATTTTTCGACCAGATGCTTCTCGGTACTCGTTGGCACTGATTAGGCCGGTCTGGAACTCCTCTTTCACATAGCGATTCCGTTCCTGCTCGTAAAGGGCGAGGCTGGGGACGGCACTGATATCGAAGTCGACATAATGCTTGTCGTCCAGAATGTCGAATGCGCGGGCCAGATGCTCCAAATGGGGCATCATCGTTTCGCTCCAGAAGACTCGAATTTCCTCGCCAGCGTTAGCGAAAGTTCGGCCTGCGGCGTTACCGATTACAGACTCTGGAACGCCAAACGCGGCCAGGATTTCCTCTTTGGTGATTTGGCGCATCTGGATGTAGGCAGCGTCTCGGGGACTGGCTGAAGTGTCGACATAATCAACCCCGTCATCTGCGGCGATTACCGTTGTCGCGCCAGCCGTTCCGAGATTAGCCCTGAACCGGCTGCGCAACTCCATCTTGTCGTCGTCGTCAATGTCACCCTTGACTACAAGGAGTCCACCCGGGCGACCATCGTTGAGGAGATAGTTCCGGTTGTACAACTTGGCGAGGTTCTCGATCTCGATCGCAACGCCAGCGGACTCCATGGGAGTTAGAGAGAGGTACGGGTCCAATGGATGTGGACGTCGAATCCAAACCACTTGATCCGGCTTCATGATGATCTTCGTCCCGTCCGGCATCATTACCTCGTAGCCGGATACGAATGTTTTGGGGTGCGGGATGGGGGCCGTGGATTGTGGCGGCAGCAGGTTGAGCCCGAGGATTCGTCCGTCGCGCCCCTGCACCTTTTCGATAAACGCACCCCTGGTTCCCATGAGAAGTTGGGAGGACAGGCGGTATCGAAAGATGAAGGAGTTCTCTCCGATGTTGGACTTGCTGTTCAGGATGTGGAGGAGCGAATCCTTGGATCGCTTGTTCTTGACGATCTCTCCATCCGGAGAATTGTTCTTTCGGAGGACGATGGGCAGGCGAGCCTGATTGCCGGCGATGGCATCAATGCATCTGGCGACCCAAGTGACCTTCTGTACGCCTTGGCGGTAAGCCTGTTCAATGTCCCATTGGTCGCGATATGCCTTGCCGGCCAAATTGGGGTTTTGGGCGACAGGTGCCCCAGGCCCAATGGTGTACGCCTTGGTTCCGGTATTTCCGAGAATTTTGTTTTGGGAAGAATTCCAAGCCATATTTACTCAAGACCTAGTAGGAAGCCGAGGAGACCGCATGCTGCGCCGGCGACTATAAGCCCCAAGGAGGGGCGAATCATCCACGCACCTGCGCTAGTGCATATAATAAAGGATACCATCAGCAGATTTGCGGCGTTTCCCCGATTTAGCATGGAGCGCAACCGACCCAACAATGACATGGACGCCACCCTATCGCACCAGCGCGTCTACAATGGATAAGGACCGGAGTTGTGCCTGTGACCGATTGGGATGAAATCCTAGAGTTCCTCCAGCCGAGGGATTCTCCGTATTGCCCGGAGACCCCTTCGCTGACGCAGAAGGTTTTCTTGCGCACCTATGCCCTCGAAGCGCTTTTTGGTGGTGCGGCCGGGGGCGGCAAATCCTCCGCCCTCCTCATGTCGGCCCTCCAGTATGTAGATGTACCTGGCTACAACGCCATTATTTTCCGTCGAACTTATGCTGACCTCGCGCTCCCCGGTGCCATCATGGATCGCTTCACGGCATGGATTGAAGAAGTCGATGACGTCAGGTGGAACGGCTCGATGTACGTCGCAACGTTCCCGTCAGGAGCGAGAGTTTCGTTTGGCTATTTGAACAACTCGCAGGATTATCTCCGTTACAAAGGTGCCGAATTCCAGTTCATCGGAATGGACGAAGTCACCGAAATCCGGGAGCACGATTACCGTTATCTATTCTCCCGTTTGCGGCGGCCGGCATCGGGTCCCGTTTCCAAAGTGCCGCTCAGGATGCGGGCAGCGTCTAACCCCGCGCCCAATTGGGTCAGGCAACGCTTCATCGTCGAAGGGCACGACAACAGTCGCATCTTCGTTCCGTCCAAACTCGAAGACAACCCCGGCATCGACGCCGACTCGTATCGTCGATCGCTGCAGGCGCTCGATCCGGTGGAACGCAAGCGTCTCGAAGAGGGCGACTGGTGGTCCACGACCCTGGGGACGATGTTCAATCGCGAATCAATTGTAATTATGGAAAGCGATGAAGTGCCGACGTTGACCCCGATGGCTCGGGCGGTGCGCTTCTGGGATTTGGCAGCGACCGAGCCGAGCCAATCGAATCCGGATCCCGACTGGACCGTCGGCACCTTGATGTTGTTCGATCAGGGCGTTGCTTATGTTCTGGACGTGAGACGGCACCGGGGTAAGGGTCAGGACATCGAACGTCTCATCGCCCAGACGGCCTACGAGGATGGCGCTGCCGTGCCGATCCGCATAGAGCAAGAGCCTGGCTCGTCAGGGAAAGCGTTGATCGATCAGTACGCCCGGTACATTCTGCCGGGGTTTGATCTCATGGGGATCAGGGCCACTGGTGACAAGGTGACGAGGGCTCGCCCGCTAGCGGCGGCCGTGGCCAATGGCAATGTGCGTTTGGTGCGGGGAACATGGTTGACCGACTGGCTGGACGAGGTGTCCTCATTCCCTGAAGCCTGCGCCCACGATGACCAGGTCGACTCGGCCACGGGGGCTTTCTCCCACGTCACGGGCATAGGCTTGCCTCAACGCAAACGGGCCGCTATTGTAGTTTGAAATCCCCTCCCCACCTGATGCCCGGAGGCTTCATGACCCCTGATGACGTTCGTTCGCTTCGCAACCACCTTCTAGAAATCGACACTAAGATCAAAGCGTTCACCGACATCGATCGAGAAGTCGATGAGATGGCAGAACTGCTGCTTGAGATGAATCTTGCCAAGCGGGACATGGCTACCGTTTATGACACGCTGGCCAAGCGGCTCGGCGAATACATGGACAGTAACCAGATCGTCGCCCTGAGGGATGGGGCGCAGATCGAGCGCAAGATGGCAGCCAGCCGATCCGGTTGGCGTCACAAGGATCTTGCCGCCGATGTGGCTGACCGGATTTCCCAGTCGTCAATCGATATGGAAACTGGCGAAATGATGTTGACACCTAGGGAAATGATGGTGCAATTTCTCGACTATCTCCAGCCGTCGTATTGGCGGGTTGGCGAATTAAACAAGATCGGGCTTAATCCAGATAATTATTGCAATTCGTCCGAACCAAAAATAAGCGTAATCGTTAGAAGGGGTGACGCAATATGAGCCAACTTGAGCGACTTTCCGAGCCGTTTCCTAAGGAGGTCGAGCGGGCTCTCCGCAAGGGCGGAACATCATTGACCTACATCCCAGTCAGCGAGGTAATCACTCGCCTCAACAACGTGTTGGGGGTCGACGGTTGGTCCTATGCCGTCAAGGATTGCCACCGCGATGCGGTTGCACCGGACTGGATCATCGCCCACGTCACCCTCACCGCCACCGTTGACAAGCAGACCGTGCACAGGGATGGCTTCGGTGGTCAGGAAGTCAAGTACATGAAGGGTGGCGAAAAGCCGGTCGACCTTGGGAACGAGTTCAAGGGGGCGGTTAGTGACGCCCTGAAAAAGGCCGCTCAGGCAATGGGTGTCGGCCTCTACCTCGCTCGCTCCGAAGAAGCCCTGCTCCACGAGCAGCAGGAACCTCAGACGGATGCCGAGATTGAGGTCGCAGCGTTGTGGGGCAACTTCAAGGGCTTTACCAACAAGTTCAACCCGGAACAGAAGGCTGCGTTGGGGGAGTTCTGGACGGAGTACGGGGGTGGCCGAGAAAAGCCCACCGTGGCCTCTGCCACCGTTGAGGACTTAACTGCGTTGCTCGAAAAGTGCGTACAGATTGACCTAGGGGTTGAAGTTGTCACGACCTAAGTCTTGGGCTAAAGATGGGTACTGGAAGTGTCCCTCGTGCATCCGCCATTTTATGAGCGGCAATGCAGCCGACTGGTACGAGGGATTGTGCAATATGTGTAACACCCAGATTCACGAGAAAGCAGACCGAGTCAAATAATGGGAACCATCATGCAAACACACGAAGACACGTTTACCCGCAAAGAACTTCTTCGCCTCCGGGACGAGGAAGCCGAGAGAATGAAGAAGAAAGAAGAATCCAAATCTAAATAAAGGAAGGTGAGTACAAGTGGATACCTTAGATACAGCGGCAATGGTTCAGCGATTTTATGAGCGGGCCAAAGCGGTACGCAACCGCAACATGCCTCCGGTTGCGGGTCTTGAGCGTAAGGCGTTTGTCAAACAGGCAGAACTTGATTATCAAGATTTTGCCATGATCGCTGATTCGGCAGTCAGTTTGGACGGCGGGATTCTAACGATTGACCTACGAATGGAGATTTGTGATTCTGCCATCCGTGGCACTGCTCTTGTGGAACGGGAAACGCAGGTAGCGATGCAGAACATTGCTGACGCCCTCCCGACTGACGGCAACAAGATCACTCCAAGGATGCTCGACTCCAAGGCGGACCTTCAAGCCCTGATCGATGGAGCCGAGATGTTTAAGGTGGTTGAGACCATCGCACCGATCGACGTAAACGAGTGTCCCGGTTCGACTCTGGGCGTGCCCGCCGCACCGGGACCTGCTGGTTTCAGTCTGACTCACGGGTATTTGGTATGACAGCCGTACCGCCCCCTCACCTGTCGCCCTCGTCTATGGGGACCTTCCGTCAGTGTCCGCTCAAGTTCAAGTACAACAAGATCGACAAGATTCCCGACCCCTCGGGTAAAGAGGCGCTGATGGGGAACTTTGTTCACGACGTTCTTGAAGAGTTGTACAAGGTAGAGCCCATCGATCGCACGCAGGCTCGGGCCAAGACTCTGGCTGGGGAGATGTGGAGCAGCGGCAACTGGGAGGAAAGGGTGAAGCCACTCGTTCCGGATGCAGAGGAATACCGGCTGTTCCGCTGGAAGGCCTGGTGGTGTATCGAGAATTTGTGGAAAATTGAAGACCCGGAAGGGATCGAGCCCGACGGAATTGAGTTCGAACTCAACGGTGAAGTGTCGGGTATAACCATCAAAGGATTCATCGATCGCTTCACGCTGAATGAGGATGGCGGGGTTGTCATTTCCGACTACAAGACCGGCAAGGTGCCACGCGCCGAATATGTGGACCAGCGATTCCTGCAACTTCGTATCTACGGCACGCTTATCGACATATTGGGGATCGGGCAAACCGCCAGTCTGGAACTGTTGTATTTGAAAGATGGGATCAAGCATGAGGTTCCATTTGGTCCTACTGACGTAGCGGAAACAACTCAATACATTGAGGACGTCAAGCGGGATTTAGATCACGCCTGTGAAACCGATGACTTTCCAGCACAGAAGTCGGTTCTGTGTGGTTGGTGTAGTTACAAGGGGATCTGTCCAGAGTGGATTTAGAGGGGAACCAGATGGGTCGCATACCTGATGAGTTTTTTGCCAGGATGGTTGCTGACGATGTGAAGAATCGTGCCTCCATACAGCAACGCAGCACCCTTCTGGAACCAGACAATTGGGATCGCTGGAAGCGGGCCCTGTTGGCTCTCGTCCAAAACCTTGAAGAACAGATCGAAAATGTCGTATTAGACGCTGAGACTGATTCAGTTCGATACGGAGCAATGGGACGACAGGGCAAGCGACTGGCTGATGAGGCCGAGCGTGCTTACGGTAGTAAGAAGACTCGAGTCGAGCGATTCAAATTTCATGTCGACCGTCGGTTGGACCAAGTCGCGTCCATGGTCGACTCCGGCGAGCCTATAGACGAGAATCCGTGGGAGACGGTGGACTTCTACCGTCGAGCGATCAGCACCCACAGGAACATGCTTAATGATTTCGACCTGGAAGACACTGCGGTTGATCGGGCGTTGTGGGCAACCCTCGACAACAAATGGGAATTCGACAGAGTCGATTCTCTGGCCCTTTGATGAGAGTAGGATCCAACCATGCGCAGTCGTAGCAAGAAGAAGCAGCGTGAATATGTCGAGCGCCGCAAACTTGTCAAGCGAATGCTGGAAGAACGTCCCTATTGTGAAGCCTGTCCGATATGGGCATCGCATGATGGCAGAGGGTCCTACGTCAGAAGTGGGAGCGTCGACATCCACGAGTTGAAGCGACGTTCCCAGGGCGGATCGATTCTTGATGAAAGCAACTGCATGGCAGTTTGCCGCCGGTGTCATGACCGAATCGGTCGGGAGCCGCAATTGTCTGTGGACTTGGGTCTGGCCAAGAGGAGTTGGATGCAATGAATCTTCTTGGGCTTGATCCATCCCTCACCTCAACGGGAATATGCGTTGGCGACAACCACTGTGTCGCGTATCACTCCTATGAAGAAGACGCACCACGGCTGGTAGAGATCCGTGACTATGTCTTGCGGATGTGTCTTGAGAACGATGTTAAGTGCGTGATCATGGAGGGCTACTCTTACGGGTCGCGTACTCGAGCGCACGCCTTGGGGGAACTCGGTGGGGTGCTGAAGGTGGCGTTCAACGAAGCATGGATTCCCTATGTGCTCGTGCCTCCTACTTCGCGAGCCAAGTTCGCTACTGGTCGCGGAAACGCCGGCAAGGCTGAGGTTGTTTCGGCGGTGTCGTTCAGAACCAACAGGTCATGGTCGGGTAAGGGCATTGAGGATCGCATCGATGCTTGGGTGCTTCATGAAATGGGTCTCGAATGTCTTGGCCAGAGTCAGTACGAATGGCCAGCGGAAAACCGCAAGGCTCTTGATGGTATTGATTGGGAGCCATTACTGATGATGGCGGGAATGGAGAATGGTGAATCGATCACAGCCGATTAGTCAGGTCGACATTGAGAATCAACTCATGTACCTGATCGAATCGTTAGAGAGCGAAACGGAAGCCTTCGAGCAGTTGGCGGAAGATGCTGCAAAGAAAGAGTCGCGCTATAAGGGTAGTTGGGCCAAGGAATACCTGTCTGCCAAGGGGTCGATCAAGGAACGAGAGTCGTGGGCCGACTATAAGTTGGCGGACACGCAGTTTGATTTTAAATGTGCCGAGGCTCTCGTCAAGGCAAAGCGTGAAAAGTTGCTATCGTTACGAACCTCGATCGATGCCATGCGAACACTCAACGCCAACGTCAGATTCCAAGTAGGTCCGTAATGGAACACAATGTCAACGAGTCACTGAGCGCCTTGCTTACGCCGCTTGACGTACTGACCGCCTTGGAACACAATCCGCGAGTCGGCAATATTCCGGCGATCATGGCTTCCTATGAGGAATTTGGTCAGGTTAAACCAATTGTGGTGAGGCCGAACGAAGACGGCACGTCAACCGTAATTGCCGGGAACCACCAGGTTGAAGCAGTCAGGCGTCTCGGATGGACGCACATTGCCGCCGTGCCGATCGATGCGGACGACAAGCGGGCGGTTGCATTCGCCCTTGCAGACAACCGAACCATGGAATTGGGATATACGGATTCAGCCGAAGCATCGCAGATGATCCTTGAAATTGTCGACGACTACGGCGACCTGATGGACAGCCTCCAGTGGGATGATTTCGAGATCGCCTACTACGAAGAACAGATTGTCTCTCCCACCGAAGTGGACGAGGGGGGATTCATCCGTCCGATGTTAACGGAACTGGCCGGAAAGGCTGCTGAAACCATCGCTGGAATGGTGAGGGAAGACGAAGACGGGACGCTCAGAATCGTTGCTGACGACTCGGTTGACCACGAAGATATCGCCGTTCAAGGAAGCACGGCGATTGTGCCGGGGGCCGCACCGCGCGCCGTGGTTCAATACACGATTGTCTTTGATGATCCGGCCCAACAGAAGCGTTGGTACGATTTCATACGTTGGCTCCGTAGCGACGCCGGCTACGAGGGAAGTACGACTGGCGAGAAACTGGTGTCCTACATCGACGCCCATTCAGAGGTATGAGTCGCCAACGAATGTTTCTCGACATCTCGTGTGTCGATGCGGCTCGTCAAAGAATCCGTCACGTTTATGACACCTTCGACACGGTTTGCGTTCAGTTCTCTGGAGGCAAAGACAGCACTGCTGTTTTGTATCTAGCAAAAGAGATCCACGAAGAACGTGGACTGGGACCGGTCAAAGTCATCTTTCGAGACGAAGAGATGGTTAGTCCTCTCGTCCTGGAGTACATCAATCTCGTCAGAAACTTTGATTGGGTTGACATGGAGTGGTACTGCCTCCCCAGCGGTGCCGAGGTTTGGGTTCTAGGTAGGCGTCAAACGGTAATCCTGTGGGGCGAGAAGCGGCTCAAAGAAGGACGGCTAGTTCGAGAAATCCCAGAATGGGCGATAACCGGTTATCACTTCGGACTCGACCATTCCGAAACCTTGCCCAAGTCCATTGACTATTACACCATGCAAGGTAAAACGGGTAGTGTCGCTTTCATCACAGGTGTGCGAGCAGCCGAATCGATGGTGCGGTATCGGTCCGTGGTTCAGAAGTTGCATGAGAACTACATCAACCATCCCTACAAGTTGAGTAAGAGTGTGCCGCTGAAGTTCGCCAAGATAATTTACGACTGGAACGTCAATGACGTTTTCAAGTTTATTACCGAAGAACACAATGCCCCCTACTGTGAGTATTACGACAGGGCGGCAATGACCGGCTCGAATACTCGCGTTGGGATACCGCTCCACTCTGTCGCGATCCGACGCATCGGAGATGTGGTTGCTACGGAGCCGGATTTCTACGATCGACTGTACGAATGCTTTCCTCAGATCGACGCCCAGCGTCGTTGGTGGAAGGACTTCGATGTCGAGAAGTTCATAGCAGCCTACGCACGGGCCGGCTGGGAGGGATTGTCGGATTTCATCAAGGTTTACATGATTGGTCCCGTCAAGTCCCAGCGGGCTAAAGCGTTCGTGGCAGAATTTCGAAAGAAGCATGCTAGGGACCCCCACTCGTACCCGTTCGAGAACCTGATACGACACATGTTCCTTAAGGAAATCAACCGTGCAGCCTCCGTAACTCCGGTCGGTCCGAAGACCAGAGCACACACTCTGCGCATGAAAGAGATAGAAAATGGAAATTGAACAAGTTGAGTGTGAGTCACTCAACATTCCCGACTGGCACGCTACCTATATCCTGAAGCCGGATCTTTCGGTATTGGCAAAGTCGGTTTCGAAGTACGGGATTCTGTCACCACTGGTCGTCCAGCGCGAGGGAGCCAACGTCATCGACGGTGGACATCGTCTACGGCTTGTTTCAGCAGGGGATCCTGGAAGCACGGTTCCCGTGGTGTGGGTCGACTGCGGCACGACGGAATCGATGGTGCTTCATATTCAACTCAATCGTGGCCGGGGGACACTCGTGGCCCACAAGTTGTCAAAATTGATCAAAACCTTGGAGCGGGCAGCGGAGATGACTTCGACCGACTTCAACGATCACTTCGCAATGAAGTTTGACGAGTTGGAATTAATGTTGGATGGTTCGATCATTAAGCGCCGCAAGGTCGCTGACCACAACTATTCCCGAGCCTGGGTGCCAGTTGAGGCACCCCCGGGGTCAACGGATAGCGAGTTGGCACGCAAGCACCAAGTGGCAGAGGAAATCGTTATCGAGAAGCCCCCTAACCCTGATCGCTAAACTCTATAAGGCGCTCCAGTGCTAAACTACAGGTGGGTTTCTATCCGACTGGAGTGGTGTTATGCCTCAAAGTGACATTGGTGATGAAGAGCGCGCACGGCCTGGACGAGTCCGTCAGGTCCTCGGTCGTGCACTTCGAGGTGCACGTCGACTCTTCGGTACCGGCGGCATAACGGGTGGGCGCGTTCGTCGAGGCCGCCGCTAGTCCACCTTTCGGGGAGGCTGGATAAATGGCCCTGGTTACGATTTCTGACGTTAAGACCTTTATGGACATTTCTTTGTCCCTCACGCAGGAAGACGCGTGTCAAATCGTCTTAGATGGCCTTCAGTCTGAACTGGAGACCTACTTGAAACGCCCTGTGGAGAATCAGGCATTCACTGAAACCTACATCATGCCCTCAGAACACGTCGGCGTTCCCATGGGATCCTTCTTCTACAACTATGACTCGTCGGAAATGTCTGCTGGGGCGACAGCAGCGAGCCATATCTTTACGGAGCCCCCTGCAACGGTTTATCTCCGCAACAGCCCTGTAACAGCCATTACGGCCCTTACGCGGACTCCAGCAATGGTTGGTGCCACAACGAGCACTCTCGTTGAGAACCAAGACTATGTCGTTCGTCGCTTTGGCGTAGACGTCTACGGCAGTTATGCAAACGACAAGATCGTAGTGACCTATAACGCTGGTCTGGCGGGGGAAAATATCAAGGTCTTTAAGTTGATGATTCTGCGCGCGGCCACCCGGGAGATGCAGAACATGCACGATGACGTTGTGGGTGTGAAGGATTTAGAGCCACGCAACGTCGCCACAATGGAAACCGGGTTCATGGAAAGAGAACTGTTGGCGGTTAAGAAGTTCCGTCGGGTGAGCGTGTCCTAATGGCTCGCATCAAACTCAATGTAGATTTCGACAATCAGGGGATGCATGACGAGATCGATGGCATGCAACACCGCGCTGAGAATTTCAAGCCGATCTTTCGGAAGATCCGAGAGGAGTTGCGGGCAGCGTGGAGTGACAATTTCACGACCCATGGTCTCGCGGTGGGTGGTTGGGCTCCGCTGACGGCAGAATATGCGTCGTGGAAGACCACTCGCTTTCCTGGGGCTCCACCAATGGTCCAGACGGGCATGCTATTTCGTAGTGTTGCATCTATAAATTCGGCCAATGTGGAAATGGATCGCAATTCAGTTCGGTTCTCCTTGCCTGACATTCACTATGCGAAGTTTCATCAGTACGGAACTTCCAAGATGCCTAAACGTGAAATAATTTTCGAACCTGTTGGGGCAGCCAAACGTTGGGCTGAGATGATGGCCGAGCATGTCAACACGGGCCACGAAACGAAGAGGTTCTGATGGCAACCACTTCATACGCACTGATGCACGGCAGTCAATTTGCCAAAGAGTACGTTACGGCTTTCCTGACGGTTGATCTGCCCACCCGTCTAATCGAATATCGTAACGGTTGGCAGATAGATGACTCTGAGTTGCCGGTTCCGACGAAATTTCTCAGTTATGAGCCGATTGCGATTGATGCTTGGCCCACTGTCATAACGGTGGCAATTTCTACAAGCAACATGGAGCAGATTGGCAACGGTGGACCGTCGGGTGTGGATCCGGTGTATCGGATGACCTACGCCATGCGCACCTATGCGTGGGTTCGAACAGCGGGATCCGAGGCGACCACCCTCATGCGTGACCGCCTAACAACCGTTATCCGTTCTGCCCTACTTGATCGACCCTGTTTGAAAGCAACCGATCCCCTGAGTACTTGGAACGCTGGTATCCAACCATCTTCATTGCGTGAAGAATTTTCCGACCTGACTCTCCTGAAGGGTGAGCGTGTAATGGCTGGCGCTTATCTTGGATATGACTTGAACATTGACGAGGTCGTGTCGCGGGCAGACATCGGCACGGTGGGTCAGATCAAGTTTGGGGTCAAGAACACTCCGCCCGACGATATAACACTCAACCTGCCTACCGACAGCGAATTATTCCAGACCGTGCCATGAGTTCTTGCATTTGTCAGCGCCTGAACGCACCTCTCGATGCCGTGGCCTTCGATTGGTCACGAGCGAATGCCGTTGTGGTTCACAATCGAAGCAACATGATTCTCGATCTTTGTCACGTTCCACATCGAGCAGAGCCATACCAGTATTTTCTATGTTCTGCGGACCTGCCAAACGTGGTCACCGGTATTGCCAATCAATGGCTGCGTGTCGTGGCTCGATTCGACGGCGCCGAACAGCCCATTAGTAAGGAATAGGGTACAATCATCGTATGAGCGAAATCACTTATAAGTTACTTGATGCAGCCGATATTGATCAGGCCAAGGCCGACGGACTCATCATACTCAAGAACCCTGGCGCCTACATCGTGCAAGTCACAGAGGACGGCAGGAATCTTGAGGCTAAGGGCACGGGCGCGGTCTCTGCGCTCGATGGTCAGACTCGCGCGATGATCGACTCCGGTCAGTTGTTTGTTCTTCATGAGCAGCCTCGAAAATCGGTATTGCCCAAGAAGGACAAGGCAAAACCGAAAGATGGAGATTATGACTCCAACCCGCTGTCGGACGCCTAACGCTGTCTGGTATTCTTTATCAGGTACACGCTGGCTCCACAAGGGGCCTGTACAATACAAATAACCTAATTTTGTCGGTAGGTTCGACAACCAACGGGACGGTCTTATATGCCTGGTGTGACGATTACAACTGCAACTCGAACTGGACCGACCAGCGCCACTGTTCGTCAGTCTTCACAAGCCTTCTTCTGTGGGCTTGCAGAGCGTGGACCAACAGCGAGCGCCACCCTGCTTACGGGTATCGAAGACTTCGAACTTAACTACGGCGGCTATCAGACATATTCATATTTGCACCCCACGGTTCAGACATTCTTCGAAGAGGGTGGGACCCAGTGCTACGTCGGTCGCGTCGTTGGCCCTGCGGCTACAAGCGGCACGCTTACGGTCGTCAGTGCGACACCTGATGACGCTCTAAAGTTCGACGCCGTCGGTGCGGGAGCGTGGAGTAGTGGCCTTACGGTCTTGGTCGCTGCCGGCTCCGCTGCTGGCACGATTAACGTGACACTCGCACTCGGTGGTGTCAACCAGTTCTCAACTGGGGATGCTGCGAGCAACGCGGCTGTAGTTGGCAAGTTCGCTTTGAGCGCAGTTGCCTCTCGACTCGTCACGGTCACTGACGAGGGCGGCGCTATCGCCGCTGCCGTATCGGCAACCGCGTTGAGCGCGGGTGGAGACGACCGCGCCAGCGTTACCAGCACACATTACACGGCTGGCCTCCTGCTCTTCAACGATGCGTATGGCACCGGTGCCGTCTCGAACCCCGAATCAGCCGCTACAGCGGTGTATCAGGGCCTTATCGCACACGCCAACACTTACAACCGGGTTGCGCTTCTTCATAGTGCGGCTGCCACGTCAATCGCTAACTCGATCGTGACTGCTCGCACCATGGCTACCGAGTCGCATGCGGAACATGCCGCGTACTACTTCCCGTGGGTTTACCAGCCGACTTCCGTTGAGGGTGTCAGCCGGATGATCCCGCCGATCGGATTTGCCGCTGCCGCCCGAGCGCGAGCCCATAATCAGATCGGTCCGCACCATCCGGGTGCTGGCATCATCTCGATTGCTCGCTACATCACCGCCGCCGAGGTGGAGGTGGATGGAACCAACGGCGACCTTATGGATGTCGATGGCGCCAACGCCCTCAGGGTGATCAATGGCACTATTCGCGTTTATGGAGCCCGCTCCTTGTCAAACGATTCGGCGAATTTCCGTTACATCACGGCACAGGATGTCGTCAATAGCGTTGTCACCCAAGCCAACTCGTCCCTTGAGGACCTTGTCTTTGCGGTGATCGACGGGCGCAGCAGTCTGTTCGCCCAAATTTCGGGTCGACTGCAGGGCATTCTGGAGCCCCTTCGGAAGTCCGGAGCGCTTTACGAAGCATTCGACTCCACCGGGAAGCGCATGGACTGGGGTTACAGCATCGTGTGCAACTCCGGTATCAATCCCGTTACCCAGTTGGCTACCGGTTTGGTCAAAGCCAAGATTGGTATGAGGGTTTCCAGCGTCGGCGACAGAATTGAAGTCGACATCACCAAGAGCAACCTGACCACCTCAGTGGTGTAACGGAGGATTAACTAATGGCAGCAAACGTTTCCCAGCGACAAGTTCTCGCACAGATCACCACCGCCAGCGCTACTTTGCCTAAGTGGGGTGGATTTAGGTTTGCTCAGTTGTCCGGTGGCGAAATCACCGCATCTGTTGAGAAGATCTATCAGGGCGGGGACAAGCATCCGACCGTCCTGTGTGCCCCATACGAGATCGGCGACATCACGCTCACCGCTCACTGCGACGATGACTTCGTAGAAAGCACTGACGCAGCAGGTCTCTCCTGGAAAATCGCCGAATTGCGCGACAAGGTGGGCCAGGCCTACTACGACATCGATGTCAACGTGTACAACTGCGACATCCAGGAAGCGAAGAACTCCCGACAGTACAAAGACGCGTTGCTGGTAGGGATTACCGAGGCCGAGGGTGACGCCTCTTCGGGCGCACCAGCGACTTTCTCGTTGACGTTTGCCATCCAGGACGTGTCGCCTGGTAGCGCCATCGCCTCGTAGGGGTTGCTGCTAACAAGTACTGGGATGTGCTAGTTTTACGCTTATGGCTGATGAACTGTATACCCCAGAAGAACCCGACAAGGCTGTCCTGAAAAGGGCTGCCAAGTCAAGTGAAACCCCCCTCGACAAACTCAAGGCAACTATTGCCGAAGAGGTCGAGCGACCCGTGGTGTTGCTTGAAGTGCCCGCCCGAGAAGGCGTCCACTTGCGCATCAGTCCAAACATCACTCAAAGCCAGATGCGCCACTGGCGCAAGCAGGCTGGTGAGGACAGCAAGAACGGGCTTGACCCAACCAAGTTCGCCTGTTTCGTTGTGGGACATACAACTATCGGTGTCGAGCAGGGCGGCGCAGAGGTATTCGACGACGATGGCGTGTTTCTGAACTTCGCTCATCCCGACGTGCTCAGGATGACCGGTGAAACGCGTCCTGTCCCAGATGCGGTTAGGTCATTCTTCGGGACTGATCCTCATATCGAAGCAGCAGCGCTGGCCGTATTGGAGGCTGCCGGCTATTCCGATACGGTCGAAACCGTGGACCCTACGAATCTGTCTACGACAATTTAGTCAATAATCACTACGTCGTATCGGCAGCCCGCCTGTCTGAAGTCTTCCACGCCAGCCCTCTAGAACTGCTTAATAGCGACGAGGATGAATGGCTGATTTTGATGGCCTGTGCTAAAGTTATACAGGATGACCGGGAAAAACAGGACCGCGAACGAGACGCAAATCGCCCCTGATTAATCGGTCCGAAGTCTCGATGGAGCACTGATGGCCGATGAAACCGCTGACCTTAAGGTCAGAGCCAGATATACCGGTGAGCGGGAACTTCGTAAACTCAAACGAGACCTCGTCGGCGTTACGGCCGCTGCCGCTATGGCGGACAGAAAACTCTCCAAAATGGGGATGTCTTCTGGCACGCTCGAAAAGAATCTAAAGAAGACCACGCGGAAATTCGAGATGGTCTTTGACGATTTCTCTAGATTCGTCAGAGGCATGGGTTCAGTCATTACCAAAACCATTTCGATGTCCGCCAAATTGTTTGTTGGCGAATTTGGTTTGATGGCCGCCGCAATGATCGGCCTACACGCCTTATTCGGTGTTGGTAGATGGTTAATGAAGGGGTACCACGGCGCCATCAAGATGGTTTCTGCTGGCGCCGCTGGGGCAACGGCCGCTCTCGCTGCGCTGTCGGCTGCTCTGCGGGAACAACAAACCGTCATGTTTGGCTACCAGGGACTCAACCTGGGGTTCAAGGAACTCGGTGGCAATATGTCCAGCGTGCGCACCGTGGTACGAAGTCTCCACTCGGATGCCAACCTCGCCTCTGCAGGCATGGAGAACCTCAACGCTGCATTTGCTGCAGTCAATCAGAAGTCCACATTTACTGCTGGGTCGCAGGGCCTTCTGAGTGGTTTGATGGATTTTGCTTCTGCCGGCCAGCCGCTCGATAAGGGCATTAAGGCCGCTGGCGAATTCATCGGGGTGTTGCAGGACGTTGAGTCGAACTGGAGCCAGATCGTATCGGCCGGAGAAGCCTTAGGCCCTCAGATGAAGAAGGCGTTGGAGGAGGCGGCCAAGGGGGGCGTTAAGGACGTCGAGGCTTTGAAGAAGTCCATTCTCACAGGAGACCTGTCTCTCCTGGGTGGAGTGGCTGGCCAATGGAACATGATGAACGACACTCTGGTCTCTAGATTCAAAAAGTCGTTCACGCTACTTAGAACCCAGTTCGCAGATCTTGGCGATTCGTTCTTGCCTGCCCTGAAGGAGGGCTTGGAGAAAGTCACCAACATCATTACTCGCATGATGTTTCGCATTCGAGGAGATATCGGCTTATTCGGTAAAGGCACATTCGTCGATGTCTTGGTGGCGGGGGTGGAGAAACTCGAAAGTGGGATGACGAAACTCATCCATACCTGGCTACCCATGGCTACGGGCATGTTCAACCGTATCGGTGGTTGGTGGAAGACCTTTGGGGATGGGTGGGAAAGGATCGTCATTGGATTGCAACCGTTATTGAAGGGTGCTGAAGTCCTTGAGGACATGTTCATGAATATCCTCAGGCCACTTGGTTCATACTTCAGTGAAACTTTCGGCTCATTCAACAAATTGTTGCTATCAAACAGGGATGTGTTCCTGGAGTTCGGCGACGCGCTCGGCACGTTGTTGACAGCGTTCCTCTCCCTGCAATCCTTCTTCAAGGAACTGTTCATTGACTCAATGCCGTTCTTCATCAAGATAATGGAGGGTCTTGCCGGCATTATCAACAACATAGAAAGTGGTCTTCGGGGCATTAGTAAGGTTGTCGGGGGTCTTGGTGGGGCATTGGGTCCGTTCATGATGTTGATGGGCCTCCAGTTGGCCGGTCGTCAGATGAAGGCGAACAAGGGTGTTCATGCTCCCGTGGCGACACAAATGATGAACGTCACCGCCAACGGACCTGTCAACGTCGGTGGTGTTGGTGTGAGCGGCATCACTGGACAGGGGCAGATCAGTCAGAAGGCCCAAGGCCCGTTTTATGCTGGCGGCGGCGGTGGTGCTGCTGCTGGTGGTGGTGCTGGAGGGTTCCACCCCGTGACCGGTCAGGCGGCGAGACCAGGCCACATGTACCAGCCCTACACTCACGCGGGAACAGGTGCCCAAGGTTTTAAACAGGTGCCCATTCCCATGGGCGGTGGGGGTGGCGGCGGTGACGTCCCTGAGGGGGGCGCTAGGTCGAGCCTGAGACAGGATTTCGGCACCAAGGCGTCCAGAAAGGCGGAAATGGATGCCTTGAGGAAGGGGGAGATGAACAAGCCTGGGGTAAAGGCCCCCAAGAGGGGATACCAGAGATGGAATATGAATCGTCGCTTGGGGCAAGAGACGGCGGCGGGTCAACGGCTTACCGCAATGGACAAGAGCATGAGCGGAAGGATGGGTGCCGGCCTGGGTCTGGGCATGTTGGCCCAGTACGGTCCAGAGGAGATGCAAGGCGCAATGGGTCTTGGCTCCATGGTGGGCATGTTCCACGCGCGTGGCGGGCTCGCCGTAGGTGGTGTCGGTGGTGCGATGCAGGCAGAAAGCGTGATGGGTGGAATGGGCGCTGGCGCAATGGGTGGTGCCGCTCTTGGCTCGATGCTCATGCCGTTGAATCCCCTTGTGGGTGCGGCCGTCGGTGCCTTGGTGGGTGGCGTCCTCGGTGGCGTCAAGGGTGCCCTGAACAGGTTTGGAGCGGAGAGGGCCAGGGTCAAGGAGTCAGCGATCGAGGCAGCCAGTCAGGTTGTCGACGCGATGACCGAAGGTCTCAATCAGGTTATTAGCGAGTTCGGACGCGTGGGCATGACTTCGGCGCGTGTGAGGGATGCATACGACTTAAAGGGTCGTCAAAAACTCCTCGAACGGATTCGCAAGACGAAGATCGCCG